TTTAAAGAGGCTGTATATCTCCTCCTCGGACATCGCGTTATCATACTTCTCTTCCACGCGAGCGAACTCTCGAGCCAGCCGGCGGTGCATATGATCAGGAGTAGTTTCGAGAAAATTTCCCTGGGTATCTTGAAGCGCATACTTAGTCGCGAAGACTGACGCCGCTAATTCATCACCGCCGAAATACTCTAGGCTCTCACTGAAAACCTGATCGTAGGTTGCCATCTACGCATCACCTTCCGTCTTAGCTTCTTTATTTTCTACCTCAATTTTACTAACCTGTTTCCATTTTTTCTGTAAAAGTGACTTGAGTTCATCCTCGTTCTTCTTTTTCGCTTGTGTAATTGTCATCTCAGAAGCATTTTCTAAGATACTAAAAGTACTCATTGCAGAATTGAGCTTAATCGGAAACACGATCCCATCTCGGCCGGCACGATTTTTGGCAACATAAAGTCTGCCAAAGCCCTCAGCTTTCTCCGAAGGTTTGCGAGAGATGGAGATCACCACATCAGCCACCTGTGCCTTACCGTAAGATTCTGACATGTTCTCTAATCCAACTATGTCTGAATTTGCAGATTCACGGTTAGATTGAGATGCTGTCCAGATAGGAAGGCACTTCTCCATCGCAAGGTTGCGAAGATCCTCGTATACCTTCTTCAGTTCATGTCGCATGGAATCATACTGCCGAGATGAGCGCATGATATCTGCATAATCAACTATAAGAATCTGGGGAATAAACCCTTTTAGACTTAATTTCTCAATGTGAGATCGGAGAGTCTGGACGCCGGCGGCTCCAGTAGGATACTCTTTGATCATCAGCTTACCGAGATCTTTCGTTTTCCCCGAGTAATACTCTCTTACCTCCTCATGGCGATCAGCGATCTGATTGCTGGGTACTTGGCATAAATTGGAATCATAACGAAGTCCTGTGGCTGTCTCTGTGAGCTCAAAAGTATAGTGAATCACGTTGAAGCCTGCTCGAAGAGCAGCACAACCTAAGCTCACTAGCATATGAGACTTACCTGCACCGGTGGGTGCGGTGATCACGCCGATCTCTCCCTTACCTAAGCCGCCATTGAGAATGTCCTTTGAATCAATTTGGGTGATGCCTGTTGGAATGGGTGACCGATTCACTCGGATGAAGCGCGCGTCCATATCCTCAAAGAAGTCATGACCAACAGAAGGCGTCGTTCCAACTGCGAGGGCATTGCGCATCAAATCCATTACAGAATCAAACTTATCTACCTGGATGAGATCAACTGCTTCCTCTAATGCTCCTCGGAATGCTTGCTTACGACAGAAATCAAGAGCCTTATCTTTTACATACTCTAGATCACCCATGCTGGGATTATGTCGGATCCGCTGCAGATAATCAACAATCTGATCTCGTAGAATAGTGTCATTGCCTGTCTTTAGGTCATCGCGGATGATAGAGACAAGCAGAGGCAGAGTGGGAAAATCCTTGTATTTTCGGTGATAGGAAAAGTAACGATCACCCAGAAATCTAAGGTATTTCAGATCAAAGAACTCAACATCGATCACCTCAGCCATCTGTTCAGCCCAAAGTCTATCTGTCAATAGACCTTGAACAATTTTTTCTTGGAAATCTTTCCCATACGACGCAAACGAAATACCGGACTCTTGTGTCACGTGTAACCTCTTAATCTAGGTAAGTAAAGCTAAGGAAAAGCGATTCAACGTCGAAGTTTTGGATGCCTTCAGCAATCAGATCTCTCATCATTCCGATCTTATTCCTCTTAGGCTCAAATGTATCTACGATGTGTTCGATTTGATTCACCTGATTCGCCGCTAAATTACGCGAATCTAAATATATCAAACGCCAGTTACGTTCCAATAACTCAAAGTTGTTTGCTATCTCTCGGTAGATCTTAATTTTTCCCTCTGCGTGTGCAGACGCATACTCAAATATTTTTTTAATATCAGCTTCTTCATCATCAGCCAGGAAGGAAAATCGCTTGGCCATCGTCTTGTATCCAGCGCCTTTAATTCCAGAGATGTTGTCAGAGCTATCTCCCACTGCCGCTTTAGCAATGCAGTAGTTATTCGAACTCACTCCCACTAAGCCCAGTATATCCTCATAACTCACGATCTCCTTGCGCCCGAGACGAAAGATCCGTGTCTTGTCATTTAAAAGCTGATAATAATCCTGATCTGAGGAGATGATTACCTTTGATTCGTTCCGGAGCTTATATTTGCAAAGATACCCTATGACATCATCTCCCTCACAATCACCCACATATACCTGGCAGATGGGCAGGTTCTTCATCATGGAGATAAGGGCAGCGATCTGCTTATTGCGATTCCGCTGGGTGTCAGGTATGTCTTGCTCGTAAAAGCGATTCATTCTTGCAGGTTTCTTACCCTTCTTATAATCTGGGTAGATGGCTCTTCTCCTTGAAGAACCTCCGCCCTCCCATACGACAAAAATCTTGCGAGGAGAAAATCGATCAATGATGTTGCGCATCGACTTAAGAAAGCCGACAACGCCCCCAACATGGTGTCCGTGCTGACTGATTGATGGGTTCGCTGCGTAGACACGAAGAAATAGATTCATCGCGTCAAAGATAAGAACCGGTCTATCTTCCTGAGGAGCCAAAGCCTTTATCACCCCGCTCTGTTGGGTGCACAACTTCTGCCTCTATAAAAGCAGTTTTACTACTCAGAGACTTTCCGTGCACACTATAAATGACGATTTGTGCAACCCTATCTCCCTTTTCAAATTGATATGGTCGTTCCCCGCCATTATAAAGCATCACTCCAATCTCCCCCCGATAGCTAGGATCAATAATCCCGCCAACTGGAAAAACTGAGTGTTTCATTGCTAAACCGCTTCTGCCCTCAATCTTAAGGAGAATCTTCTTGTGGGGATCATCATCATGGGGATTCTCTGACAGAATCCATCCTGTGGGCACGATCCGAACCTGTCCAGGCGGAATAAATCCGGCTTCTACTGAGCTAAGATCCCACCCTACATCTCCCACATCCTGGCTGGGCAGAACTGCATCGGAATGTTCTCTCTTCACCCTGATAAAAGTGCTCAATTTAGATCTGACTCCGCAATATCCATTGCCACAGCACGAACCTCCTCATAAGAGCCGGTATCAAAATCAGGATTTCCCTCAAACTTCTTCACGAGAATATGTTGCAGCATCGTCTCGATATGCTCCATATATTGAGGATCCTTTAAGAGGTCTTCCATGCCGCTCTTAGTGAACTTCTTCTCAAGTAGCACCTCACCCGATTTCTCATCTGACACTGTTAATGTCTTCCAGGCACCGGATCCTTCCACAGAATAGTTCTTTCCATTCGCGGAAACATCTTCAGAAGATCGGAGTAGATCAGTTATCTGCTCATGCTCCTTCACTCCTACGCCAAAATGGATCTCAAAGTGACATGTCCTAAAGGGCGGTGCTACCTTATTCTTAATGGTTTTGGCCCAAACGTTAATGCCAACTACGTCACCCGATTTATTCTTAATAGGAGAACCTGCACCTAACTTGATTCTAGTTGAAGAGTGAAAAGGAAGTGCCATACCACCCGGCGTCGTTGTTGGATCACCATACATCACACCGATCTTCGTTCTCGTCTGGTTCAAAGCAATGAAAAGCGTGTTCGTGCTTCCAATCACCTGCGTGATCTTTCTCATGCCCTTCGAGATTGCACGAGCCTGCAGGCCGATCGAGTCCTTATCATAGTCACCTACAAGCTCCGCTTTGGGGGAAGATGCAGCGACTGAATCCCAAATGATGGTAATAGGAACATCTTTGTTCAGACCCCGAGCCTTCATAATGGTAGACTCAGCGACCGCGAACACCTCCTCAGTACAAGCTGTCTCGATAAACACAAACCGCTTAGAGACATCAATTCCTAGGAGACCTAAATTCTCCACAGAAGTACCATTCTCCGTATCAATATAGACTACGATGCCGCCCATGGTCTGGGTACTTCTAGCTATTTGGTAGGCGATGTGGGACTTGCCGATCGAAGGCGGCCCAAAAATCTCAACGATCCTACCACAAGGGAGACCTCCACCTTTTCGATTGGCAACGATGTAATCAAGTTGCCTGATTCCGGTCGATACCCATGCTTTCACATGTGTCGGTGACTCATCAATGCTAAGGTTATAGGCAATTCTGCTGCCGTGGCCCTTATTAAGTGACTTAATGAGGTCTGCTGTGAAGTCGTCGGATCCTTCAGACTTTTTCCCTACAGTCTTCTTGGCCATTGCTTATCCTAATCCCCGAGAAGGTCAGCGAATGCGTCATCAAGGGAGTTGTAGGATTTGCTCTCGGTGTCAGGCTTGGTTTCGCTGGTAGTAGCTGCGACTGTGGCAGTACGGGTAGTTCCATCTTCCTCTGACATCGTAGAACCGTTCAGCCAGTCATTAACCTTCTTCTCGATCTCCTCGTAGGACTCGAGCTTGTAGATTTCATCCAGATCAGGAATATTGGAGGTCCAATCCTCAATCTCCTTTGTCTTGGAAGAAAGCTTGGTAGATTTACCTCGAGGCATCACAGAGGTCTTAGACCATTGCTGTCCTGGGGGCTTAGATAGTGAGACCTTAATGTCGCGACCTTCTAAAGGATCAGTGATGTCACCATAGTCAGGATCAAGCATGATATTGAGGATGTCTTGATATACCATCTTGCCGAAGGACCACAGCTGTACGCCCTTCTCCTCCGCGCCTCGTACGACCACGGGCGCATATCCGCGCATCTTGGGATAGAGTCGCTTGCAAAGCTCAGCCGACTCGGGAGAACCTTCGTCGCGAAGCTTATTGATCAACTCCTGAATGGGGTCGGGCTTGCCAAACTGTTTAGGTGCCAGGATACCTCGGTTCTCTCCTACGTTGTAGTAGAACCACCGCTCCTTAAAGGGCTGTCCGTCATTATCGGAATAAGGCACAATGCGAACTGTGTGATCGCCCTCTTCCGGTCTCCAGAATGCAGAGCCTTTACGAGCAGTGCCTGAAAGTTGTGCAACTTTACGACGAATCGCGTCAAAATCGATAGCCATGTTTTCTCCTTGTACCGTTCATGTACAGGAGTATTCTAACCTAGTGTATAAGGATGTTCAAGCCAAATTTGGCTTTTTCATTCGGCGCACTTTGAGAGTTTTACCGCCGGTAACCTGCACGGGTGTGCCGCCTATAGCGTTGGCATATGCTGCCCAAGGGGGAGGGGCATCGGGGCCTTTATTTGACATGCCCAAGGGAAGCGTATATCCGGCCACATTTGCAGCTACATTTTGCTCATCAACTTCTTCTTCTTCTTCGATATCATCGTCACCTTCTTGGCTGCGCATGATCTCATCTGTGAAAGCCTTTTTATCCGGCGAGTCGTCTTTCATTTCAGCAATAATACTTGCAATAATCGTTCTAAGCTCTTCTTCTTGAATAACGCCCATAGGTAAACCTATCATCGATTTTCCTCCGCCTTTGTTGACATAATGTCTAGACATACCAAACTTGTAGTTTCCGCCTTTGCCTGGCATTCCTGACTGATCTTCATACTCTTCTCGATCAACATCAGTGTATACTGAGAGTGATCCGGTGCCCATTCGACCCATTATCGAGCTATTCGGTTCACCCGTTAATCCTGTCCTAGGAAAAGGCCTCGGGGCCCAACCAAGCCGATGAATATCGGGTGGGTTCTGTCGAGCTGACGTTCCGTGCGCGCCAGTCTGTGCAATACCGGATGGGCGATCTCGGAGTCGCTTAATATACTTGGGTCTAAAACGCTTCACTAGCTTGGCCATGTAGATAAGTATGGACTTAGAAGGGAACTGGCAGGCTATCTTCTCTTGAACGTGCCTGGACCAGCTTGTTAGCTGAAGAGATCACAAGTGCTAGGGAAGGCTCTCGCATAGAGTAGAGGCGTGTATCATCTGTGAGACCATCTGCCAACAGAATCGCCATCCACTCCTCGTAGCTTACTTCCACCCCAAACTTCTGGAGCAGGTAAAGGCTGCGGTGGGTTGTCCTCATGTGGGGCAGTTTATCATTAAACTTGTAGTTCTCCCCCAAGTTCTCCTTGCGCCAATTATTATCCTGCGGTAAGTAGAAGTCATGCTTCTCATCACCAACCTTCCCAATCAAACAAAACAGTGAGCATAAAATAACTGACTCATTGGACACCTCAATGCCGCATCCTTTGGCAATCTTATAGCTAGACTCTAGGATCTTGAGGGCATGATCCAGAAGTCCTCCCGGATAAGAATTAAAATACTCATTTCTCTCAGACGAGGGGCACATCACTAAGCGATCACCTAGGCGGTCGATCAACGCTTTGAGGTTCTCAGCTCTTTTACCTGTCTTTTCAGTCAGGGCTTGGAACTTCTCGTAATTAGCCTGCATAGTCTCGATATCTAAATCCATCACAACTCCTCCGCGCCCATATAAAGACACGAGTCAAACGCGGACAAAGTTTGTCCTGGGCTCATTATATCCCCTAGCTTGTCAAAGCACTCCGGGTGGCAGTCAAAAATAATGGCGTCATGCAACAGGAAAAGCGGAACGCACTGGTGGCCTTGTTCAGCTACGCCTTGCACGATCTTGTAGAACCCTTCTAGGGCAGCATCCATCGCTGAGGATTGTATGTAGTTATTATAGAGAACATGGGAAGCGTCATTACGTACTCGGATGTTTCTACCGAAGTAGTTCTTTATGAATCCGCCCTTTGCTTCCTCCTCTAAGTGGGCTTTTATCTCCCCTACCCCGAAGAAAATCTCCAGCTTCTTGAGCACCTCCATCGCGCTGTGCTTGCTCACACCTAGCAGCTCTTTGACTCGGCGGGCGCCCATACCGTAAAGCGTGGCGATAGTCAGTAACTTTGCGGTTTGTCGGCCGTACTTGCCGTCCAGCACTTTCTTGCAGAGCTCGGTGTAGATATCCTTCTCAGGATCCTGCCCAGATAGAATGAGTGCAACGCGAGGTTCCAGGCTGACGTAATCAAACTGCATGATCTTGCCACCTTCGAATCGTGAGGTCAAGACATCTCTCATCTCACGCTTGAGAGTGAGGATCTGTGGGCCGGCCGAAACGGTAAGTCTGCCCGTGTTAGTTCCTGTAAGGTTGTAGTCAACTTTCTTGGCCTTGCCTTTCATGGGAGTAAAGGTCGTCAAGACAGATTTATTGACAGTAGTGGGATCCCTGTACCTTCGAGCGAAAATCTTCTCATCGATAAGAGCCTGCTGCAATGACGAGATTAGCTTCTGTTGCCTAGAAACCCTGTTTTTAAAGTATTCGTATTGATCGGACTTTAGATTTTCCCTGATTGCATCCTGGACACTCTGGAAATACTTCTTATACTGCGCTTTAGGTAGAGCTTGAGGCCAAGCTATTGATTTTATGCCGGTGTGCTTAAAAGACCTGACATATTTTGAGTCAGGCGTCGTCGGTATCTCTATTCCCGTGAGGGTTGAAACGACATCTAGCGTGCCCTGACTTTCAAATCCGAAAGGCATGCAATCATCTGGGGGTTCATTTACCCACTTTGTCTCTAGCTCAAAATCGGTCAGAAGATGAAGGTCGGTACCTAGGATACTTTTGTTGACGCATATCATGCATCTATCATACAGTTAGATGAGCCTGGATGTATTAGGTGTCTTTTTTGGCGCCCTCGACTAGCTTTTCGGCTTTGTTCAACAGCGTCAAGAAGCTTTCGAACTGTCCATCGGCATTTCTGTTATATA